CGCTGGTTTTGGATCAATATTATTTTTAAGTATTTTACTTGCTACTGCTTCATCTTGTGAAGATTTGTATATTGCAGGTTATAACAAAGAATTTGAAAAACTTGATTCGCTGATGCTTTCAGCAGATTCAATTATTTATGAAATAAATATGCTAATGGATACAACAGATTGGGATGCATTTTATTTAAAAGCTCAAAGAATTAATAATGATTAATAAACAAAACAGGAGTATAGAATGGCTAAAAAACAAAAACAAACAAAAGAAAAAGCCGTTGTTTCTATCGATGGGGATGAATACCCTATTGATGAGTTAAATGACAATGAAAAACTGATGGTACAACACTTGGCTGATTTAAACAGGAAGATTGACAGTGCGACTTTTAATCTGCAACAATTGCAGTTTGGAAGACAGGCATTTGTGGATGCTTTAAGGGCTTCATTGGATGAAAGCGAAGACAAAAGCTCAGAAAGTTGATATAATTGATAAGGCGATATACTCGGTTATGTTTGTTGAGTCTATCCTTATTTCATTTTCTATAAAAGATGAATGGTATGTTCCAGTAATGGTAGGTGCTCTCATATTAATAGGATTAAAAATGACTAAAAAGGTTTGGAATGCTTGAAACATATGCCGAGTATGGAGCTATTGGAGTCATTGTATCATTATTTGTGATGCTTATAATGAATTTGATAAAAAGTCAAAAGGAGCAATCTAAAGACTTAGATGATATAAGAAAATCTATAGCAAAATCAGAAACAAAAATGGAAAATGTCGAAAGTATTGTTTTAAAAATGCTTGACAGGTGGAATCGTTCAGATGAAACAAGTCAAAGACATAGAGAAGATATTGTTAAAGAGCTAAATGATGTTACAGATGATTTAAATTTCTTAAAGGGAAAGGCGAATAACAAATGAATAAGTCTGAGGTTGATAAGTATAGGACAGATATTCATAGTAGGCTTGAAGAGCTTACTATTATGGGCGCGAAACAAAACTCAGATCTTTTTCATATTAAGGAATCTGTTGATGAAGTAAAAGTTTTAGTAAAAGAGCAGAATGCTAGAGTTAGAACATTGGAATCATCAGTATCCCGTATACAGGGTGTTGGTTCTATGGTGACTGTTGTGTTTGGTTCTTTAATTGGTTGGTTATTTAAAGGAGAATAATAATGGAATGGATTCAAAGTCATTGGGTAAGTATTGTAGGTACAATTGCCGTTATTGGCGGTGGGTTGTATATACCCTTTGTTAGAGGACTTGTTCTTACAGGAGTGAAGACAATGGTAAGCGAAGTTGTCTTGAAAAAGATAGCAGTTCAAATGGTTGAAAAGCTTGTCAAGTCTACTAAGAATAAGTTAGATGATGTTTGGTTTGCTGAATTTAAAAAACAGATAGAAGATGCCTAGATTCAGTACAAGAAGTAAATCTAAACTTCATACTTGTCATAAAGATTTAATTAGTCTTTTCAATGAAGTTGTTAAACATTTTGATTGCACAATTATAGAAGGTCATAGGGGTCAAAAAAAACAAGATGAAGCATATAATAAAGGGAATAGCAAACTCAAGTTTCCAAATGGCAAACATAATTCGTCTCCGAGTGTGGCTGTGGATGTTGCGCCATATCCAGTAGATTGGTCTGATAGAGATAGATTTCACTATTTCGCAGGTCATGTTTTGGGTGTTGCAAGCCAAATGGGTTTGAAGATACGCTGGGGCGGTGACTGGGATATGGATACTCAGACTAAAGATAATAAATTTGATGATTTGGTACATTTTGAATTAAGATAATAATGCCTAAACAATTTAAAACATATGATAGATTTGATGGTGGTCTGAATACTAAAGATCATGTTAGGTCTATTAAAGACAATGAACTATCAACTGCAAGTAATGCTATTGTAGACGAATTTGGTATGGTAAAATCTTGCGGAAAAGCAGCAGATAATGATACAGACTATACTAATCCTAGTGTTACGGCTTCTCAGCCTGGATATGGTTTATTTCAAGCTTCTTTTGATTTTGATGCTAGTGCTAATAATACGAATACAGTAAGAACTTTTATAGCAGATGCTGATGATGGAACTAATGCGGTAGTTCACGTATTGGATGGTGGAGGATGGGATACAAATGATATAAGTTTAGGTGCTGTTACTGGGAGTAATCAAGCAAAAATAATATATCATATGGCAGATGGTACCGTATTTGTTTGTGATACAAATGTTGGTAATACTGCTACTACAATTAAACAATATAAATATAAGAAAGCGATGGCAAGGTGGAAAGATTCTGGTGGTTCATCTTTATTAAATACTCAAAATATAGGTTGGTCAGATTTTGATACTAAGTTAAGTAAACCAACAAGTGGTATATGTGGAGACCAAGTAATAGGAACTACTGCTGGTGCTGGAAATAGCACTACAGCATTAATAGCAGCTGATGTCGATGCTTTTGCTAATTTTGAAACTGAACTTGACAAAGGGACTTATTATGGTATAGCAGTTGGAAGCGCAGCTGAAGCTATTACAAATCGTACTAACGATACTACGCTAGTTATGCCTAGTGGTGGTGTAACTTGGGGCGATGGCGCAGCTTATGCTATATATCCACCGCAATCAACTGGGTTTAATCTTGATTTTACTGTTGCTTCTGGTGGTTCATGGTCAGCAGCAACCTATGAATTTGCAACCAGTTTTGTATATGATGGAGACCAAGAATCTTTGCTTCGTCAACTTGACGGAGAGATTGCTATACCTGCTGACAATAAAGTAACGTGTGTTGTTTTAGCCAATGAAAATCCATCTTCTGCAGGTTATTCTTTAGATATAACAGGAGGTAGAATATATCAAAGAATTAAAGATAGTGACGATGCATGGACTTTATTTGGAGATATAAGTTTTACAGAGGGAGCAAGACCTAGTTTATCAGGAGAATATACTTTTTGGACTAAAGACGTTAGCGCTGATGGATATTTATATAGTTCTTTTGTTTCTTCGGGTGCAAATGTAGATACTTATGAATCTTTAAATGGATTTAGTCCATCTACTAAATATTTTGCATTGGGAGAAGCGGGAGAAAAATATCAAACCAGTGTTGTAGCAAATCGAAGAGTTTTTATAGCAAATGTAAAATATACAACTGATGGTGGAAATTTACAAAATTTTGGAGATCAAATACGATATAGTCAAATTAATAAATTTTTAACATTTCCTGAATTCAATTTTATAAATATTGGCGTTAATGATGGAGAGTCTTTTATTAGATTGGAAGCTTTTGCAGATAGACTATTGGCTTTTAAAGAGCGAACTTTATATATTATTAATATTGGTGGTGGTTCTGATACACAATGGTTCTTAGAATCTGAGCATAAAAATTTAGGCGTTGAATTTCATTCGGCAGTAATCAAGACAGCTCTTGGAGTTTGTTGGGTAAATAAAAATGGTTTGTATTTATATGATGGATCGAAAATAACCAATTTACAAACTAAAATACTGGAATCAGATTGGAAAGATTTTGTCAATAGTGACACAATAATTGGATATGAGCCTGTAAATAAGCACCTATGTGCTGTAAGGGATGCAAATAATGAATCAACTGATAATGGAGATACCTATATTTGTAATCTTAATAATGGTGCATTTACTTTTATAGAGGATTTATTTCCAGATGGTAATAAAAGCAATATTATAACAGATGCCTATAATAAAATGACAGCTACAGATGGACTTTCTCAAATACTGTCTTATGATGGAGAGCCAGATGCTGGAACTACTTTTAGTATAGTATTAAAAGATGATGATTTTGGATTGCCAAATATAGTAAAAAAAATATATGGTGTTGTTATTGAATATAGTAGTAGCGCAGCTGGTACGGTTGTTTATTCTTATACAGATGATAAAGGAGTAGCTCAGGGTACAGCAACTATTGGAACACTTGCATCAACATCTGGGGATATGGATATAAATAGATTTAATTTTAATAATAGCGGTTTTCCTGAACCAAAATTAGCATCTTCTTTTAAAATATTTATTAGTGCAACTGGAAGCAGTGTTTATAATATTAATAACATTGCGGTAGAATATAGACCAATGCCTTATAAAAGGGTTGCATATACAAGAGGATCATAGATGTCTATTGATAGAGAGAAAAGATTTTTATACAATTCTAAAGGAGTTGCTGCAAAACTTCAAATTGGATTTCCTGCGCTCAGAGAAGGTAGCGATGGCGATGAAAGAATTGTTAAAACACCAAATGGTAAACTTAGGCTTTACAGAAAAGAACTAGGTGCTTGGTGGTATTTAGAATTTACAAGGAGTTGATATTATGGCTACATTTCAAGAGTTAATGGCACGAGCTGGCGCTGAGCGATCTGCTGGTTGGGGAGAAACAGGTAGAAAACTTACTAAGCAGTCGCAGGAAGAAAAGTTTAGTATATTAGATTATCTTAATCAGATTACATCTGGTGGTCAAGTGGCAGGAGCAAAAGATATATCGAGAAAAAGAAGGAAAAGTGGATGGAGACTCGCTGGATCTGTAGCTGGTGCATTGCTTGGTCTTGCGCTTGGTGGTGCAGCAGGTGGCGCTAAGGGTAAAAAATGGGGAGCTGCCCTTGG